CACTCTTGATTACAAACACACCGTTTTCATAAGTACAAGTACTGCCAGTACTGGCGCTATCTACTAGAGCATTTATAGTACTAGCTACATCGTCTAGAGTAGAAGCAGAAGATAAGTCAACTTCTACTGCACTTACTGTGCCACCATCTAGAGTTACATTAAACTCCATGTTAGGTGCAACGATTATTTCTTCTAAAGGTAAATGTAATCCACCTTTTAAGACAGCTTGTTGTGCAGTATCATAAGACATGATAGCTACAAAATCTGTAGGTGTAGGTGTTTGACCATAGAAAGCTTGAGCAGCTTTAAAGACTTCTGAATTTGCATTCCAGTCTTCTGATACAGTCTTTAAGCTAGTATAAGCTCTAGCTCGTTCTGTCGGTGATATAGGATTAATAGCATCATCAGAGCTAAGTCCTAAGAAACCTAAGATGCCAAAATTACCACCAGAGACACCCACTGGCGATACTGAGATAGATACATCAGCAAATTCAGTTATTTCAATTGCCATTGTTATTCCTCGTTAATATTAATATTTAAAAGTATACTATCCAAGTTTTCTGTTACGTATCTTCCAGTTGTTTCAACTGTACCAATAGTACTTATTACTTCTTCATATACTCTTGTTGTGTAAACTTCAAGAGAGAAACCTTGTCTGATTTCCCATTCCTTCTCAAGTTTAGCGTCTTCATTTGATAGAGGAGTTACCTTAATAAAACCTACACCAGTTTCCATCATAAGCTGTTTCATAGCTTCTGACGTCCAACCATGAAGGACTTTAGAACTAGGTACACCATTAGTATCTACAACACCTATTCTAAACCTTAGTCTAGCTGGGCTGTATGTACGGTAAGTTATGCTCACATCATCTTGTGCTACTACTTGCTGGTTAGGTATTCCAACAGGGTATTCTTCTAGTAGTCTAATATGAGCAAATTCACCTTCTGGTCTTTTAGCACCTTCTTGTCTGGCAGGATAAGAAAATCCTTCTATGCCTACCATGCTATCAATGAAGACTTGGATAGCTTTTACATCTTCTCTCATGGTTTCCAATTCTCCGATTCTTCTAACAAATACCCATTGAAGTTGAACTCTGATTCGTCAGATTGTTGCAGAACATTGTAGTACTTACCTTTATGCTCTATCTTATCACCTATCTTTAAGGTGTATTTGCCTTGCATATAAAGAGAACGATAGTTGCTAAGCCTTATACCACCATCCATATTTTGGACAGCTATACCTTCATCAAATTGGGAGAACCTATTACCTCTAGTAAATACTCCCCATACATTGACTTTGGTTTTCCTACCTTCTATCCAGTCGTTGTTTTCGTCATAATGACCTTCTTCTATACTATGACGAATGAGCTTAGTAGTCATACGACTATTAAAAGCTCCTTTCATATTCATAGCCATAGTTAAACCCCGATTATTCCGACAGTAACTTTTCTGCGATAGCTAAGATATTGTTTACCATAAGAAGTACTATACAAGTTTTCTAAGGTGGGATTTAAATCACCTATAGCATTATGTATAACAACATCATCTACTTCTTGTTTCTTAGCTGGTGCCATTATACCTGAATCGCCTGACTCTGTATGTTCTGCTACAGCTAACAAGTGAGCTGCATAGTAAGCATGAGCTGTATCATAAAAGCTTAACCACTTAGCAGGGTCATTCATTAGTTGCGCAGCATCATCCAAGAATAGTTGTACTCTATCGTCATCGACTTGGCAAAATTCAGGGAATCGTGTTTGGAACTGCGCTACTGTAGCCATAATTACTTCTTCTTCTTAGCAGCAGCAACTAAAGCTTCGGCAGCAGCTAATTCTTCTGCATCTTTCTTTGCTTGAGCTTCTTTAGAAAGTTTAGGTGCTTTTAAGAATACTAGAGTACCTTTCTTTACAGCAGCGCCAAGAACTTTACTAGCATCAGGATATGCTTCATCTTGAAGCTCTAATGTTGCACCAGCAGGAATTAATACTCGTTGGCCATTGATATGGTAGCTCAAGTTACAAGTTGTTTTTGATTGAATACGCATTATTTATTCTCCATGAAAGTGGTAGCCATAGCTATGTACTATGGCTACCTAATTAATTAAATGTTTGTGAAGTGTTGGAAAGCAGAAGGACGAATCATTTCTAAACCAGCGAAACGACCGTAACAATTGATTTCAAATTCTAAGCCTTTAAGTTGCACAGGTAAGTGCATGTAAGGGAAAGGTTCACGTACACGAGCGTTATCTGCACCAGAAGCAAAGATAGTAAAACCTTCAACACCTGAACCATCAGGTTTGAAATCACTAATAGTTTCACCACCAGCTACATCAGGATAGATACCTTCTAATTCATTAATATCTTTAAACTGGTCAGCAGAGGTAATGAACTGGTTGTTTTCTAAGAACCACTTCATAATAGATACAAGTGGGAATTCAGCAGAAATAGGTGTATTCATAAGATACTGTTTCTTTTCTACAGAGATAAGAACTGTATCTGGACGGAATAATTTCTTAGTATCTTTGTACATAGCAACACATGCGTCAGTTAAATCTTTAACGATTTCAACGCCAGTCTTATCTACACCCCATACTGTAGAGTTACTACCACCAGCAGCAGCAGCTACAGCACCAGTAGTAACAGTAGACCAAGGAGCGTCAGCAGGGCCACCAAATAAACCATGAAGTTTATTTTCAGCATTACCAAACCAGATTAATTGGTTTACCTTTTCTTCATAAGAACGCTTAGTAGCTTCTGCTTTACGTACATCTAAAGGCATACCAGTTACTTTAGCAGCAGCTAATTCTTGGCGAGAGTAGCCATAAGCATTACCTAAAGTCTTAACTGAGATTGAGTACTCTTCACCAGACACATCGCCACGAGGTAAATCAGTTGCTTTACCAGCAATGATTGCAGTCTCGCCACGCTTGTCGTATGAACGGTAAGTGATAGTATTAATACCTTCACCACCTTCTGTGTTAAGTGCAAAGACGGTACGACCCATCAAGTCAGGGTATAAGACATCATAGCTTTGAGCTTGGATGTACTCTAGTTGACGCTGAAAGAATACACCTTCATCATCATTAATTAATGCACCAGAGTTAATAAGGTTTTCTACGTCATCATTAATGACAAAATCCACAAGAGGCTTATCAGTTTGTGGTACACGAGCTTCGTCTAAAGCGAAAGTTTTAACAGTTTTAGCCATTTTTATTTATCCTAAATAATTTATGTTTTAAGTTGTATTACTTGATGTCAATACGTACTTTGATGATGTCACCAGCTTGACCAGCTTCTTCTGAGAATACGTTAGTAGCAGCAACAATATCACCCGCTACAGACTCTTTAGAGAATACACCAGTCTTAGTATCTACATGAAGAGATTCACCAGCAGCAATAGCTGTTGCACCTTCTAGTTTAATATATAAGTAGCCTTCACGAATAAGTGATACTGACTCACCTTCTTTGTATGCCCATGCGCCTGTACCTTGCTTAGCAGGTCGGGTAGATGCTTCATGGTTGTATTCACGTTGTGAGATAGCGAATACATTGGCTGCACCACCTAACTCTACACCACGTTCAATCTTAGTACCAGTAACTTGACGTAACATAGCTAGACCAAAACCTGCTTCTGCTACACCATCTGCATTAGGTACTAAGATACCTGTTTGTACTACTCGTGGAGCTGAATCTACTAAGTCACCAGCATAGCCGTTCGCAGTGTAAATTTTGTGATCTTGAATTGGCATTATTTTTATCCTTTAAATTATTTAGTAGAAAGAGTTTTGTTTCTTTCAATCATTTTGTTTCGAGCTTCTAACACTGGATTAACAGGTGCATCTACTGTAAGATGTGTTTCTGTTTTCTTTAGTATTTTACTCATTGGAGTTTCACCTTCGGCTTGGTCAACTAACATATCAAACATTGCTGCTACATAGTCATCTGACTTACCCTCTAGCTTAATCTCAGGCATTTGGTCTTCTACAACCATCTTCCTGACTTGAGACACTGTTTTGTCATGTAAGTCACGCATGTCAGCTACTAATCTAGCTTGTTCGATAACTCTACAACGCTCAACAACATCTTCTTTAGCAGCTTCTTTGGCATCATTTAATTCAGCTTTAACAGTTTCTAATTCTGCTACAGCTTTATCTGATACTTCTTTTACGTCTGCTGTTAAAGTCTTTTGAGTTTCTAACTCTTTCTCTAAACCTTCAATTTTATTTAAGGCATCTGTGAGTAAAGCTTCATCTACCATTACAGGTGAATCTTTATCTTTCTCTTTCTCTTGAATCTCTAAAGCTTCATCAGAGATACGGCAACTAGAGCCTGCACGACCTTTAGCCACAATAGCTATATGGTTAGCTCTGATATTACGCTGATACAACTTACCATCAACATCTTCAATATCACAAGTATATCCAGCAGATAGTTCTTGGTTGCCTTCTTCTAGGCTATCAATAGCTTCTTGAGCTGTAAGTACAAGAACACCACCTAGCGTATCTTCATCACGTACAGGCATACCTTCTAGTACACCTACTTGAAGTTCTTTAGAATTCTTTGAAGTTACCTTAATAGGTGCACCGTTTTCATCTTTAGGATGGTCAATGGTAACTGGAGCACTACGGAAAGATTCCATAGAGCCTTCTTCAAACACGTCTGATTCGTCACGGAATACTGTGACAATCTTGTCTGGTGCTTCATCAGCTAGTCCTAGTTGACCTGCTGTATAAAGCTGTGAACCAGTACGAGCAAACTTACATGGCACAATCATTTGACCTTGGTCGTTGATAGTACGTTTAGTAGGTACACTAATACGGTCTACTAATTGAATACCTTTAGGCATTATTAGCTCCTTTCTGTTGGTTAGGGTTTTCTCCTACAGTAGCATCTTTTCTTACGCTACCATAATCTTTCGCTTCCTGTAACGCAGACTCTCTAGATAATACTCCAGAGTCTACATACATACAAAGTCTTTCAGCATCTTCTTTCAGTCTAGTAGCCTTTTGACTAGCAGACTCAGGGAAAATACAATTCCATTCGTACTTAAAGCTGTCCTCATTTAATCCAAAATGTGCAGCTATTAATTTATCGACAATTTTCAGTCGAGGTACAAATATATCTTTATGAAGACCTTGTAAAGTCTCTATGTAGTTAACTAAATCAGATTCTCCAGTAGCATTCATTCCATCAGGCGAAGCTGAAAGAAATCTAGTAGCTGGTATAGAAACAGATGCAGCAACCATCTTTAAGTATTCCCAAATCAAATCTTTAACTCCTGAGAGTTGAATTTTCTTTTGGTCAAACTCTTCTTGAGCATCTAAGATAGATACCCCAAACACTGACTTTATACTTTTCCAATCTGAGAAGCGTTGCAACATAGCTGCTGTGCCTTCATCAGATTCTAATATATTACCCAAACCATTAACTCTTATTACATCAGTATTAGCTTCTTGCACCATTTGTGCAGCAGCAAAAGATGTTGTATGAAAGTTATCAATTTGTTTCATTAGAGGAATAAGTACACTGTCACTGTACCATAAGTTTCTCTGTCTTTCGTAAATAGGCAACTCAGTACCTTCAAAACGAATAAGTCTATCTTTATGGATAGGTTCTGGTGTATTTACAAACTGGTAAAGGTCAGGCATGCCAAACGTTACACTCATAGCCTTCTGGTCTATTTCACCTAAAGTCACTATTCGAGTTCTGTCTACAACGTGCATAGACCGTAAGCATCCTTCTTTTAAATTTTTCCAGTTTACAGGTTTGTCAGTAGTACGACCATCATCTATATCTAATACTATAAAACTAGTACCATATAGTCTAGCCCAAGTGTATGCTTCTCTGAACAGTTTAGCAACTTCGAAGATTTCATCAGCTTCTTTTGCTTCATCTGATTCAAATTTTCTCCACTCTCTAGTCATATCTTGTGGTACTATTTTACAAACCTTTTGACTTAGCCAATCTTCACGATACCTTACACTCAAGGCAACATGGTCATAATTAGCTCCAGAATGATTCCAGACATTATGACTAGCTTTATCTTTAGCACCACCTAGTCCCGTAGCCAAATTAGACAAACCATCATAAAGCGATTTACGTACAGGGTTTTTATCAGTTACCTGTACTTTTGCTTGTTCTTTGTCGGTAGTCATAGTTTCCTACTTATTTATCTTACCCTTGTTCTTTCATCTAGCCTCTCAGCTACCTTACTCAATTCTTGGGTAGTTTTGTTTAATTGCTCTACAGTTTTGTTTAGTGTTTCTAACATAACTTTCCTTGCAGCGTTCTCGGTAGTCAGCTTCCCTGCAACCGCTGACACCAACTTTAAATCAGTTTGTAGTTCAATAGCGTTACTCTCTAAATGAGATATTCTCTCATCTTGTTTTGCTTCATTAACCTTACTATCAAAAATAAGTCCTGAAACAGTTGTCACATAAGCAAACATTCCTGCAAAGAACATCTGCTTAGTATGTGTGTCCATTTTAATCATAGGCTTACCTATCTAGGCTTACGCCTAAAGTTAAAATTAAACAGCTTCTACATCACAACTTAGCTCTTGTAATAACAAAGTCACACCTGTCAAGCTGCCACCATTAGCTAATACTGTTACAGTACTAGCTGTATTATTAAGAGTAACAGACAGACTTACATCTGTGTTGTTATCAACAACTTTCCAAATTGTTTTATTTAAATTCATTCCAGCAGGTACAGAAATCACTTTAGCTACACCATCTACTAAATCAAAAGAATAAATCTTCTGTTTAGCTTTAAGGTCAGCACCATTCACCGCTTCATTGTCAGCAGTAGAACTAGGTACAATTACTTTACCATCGAACTCTGACTTACCGTTTACAAACAACGCATGTTTAGCACCTGTGTAGTCATCAATAACTACAGCAGCATCTTGTACTGGTAAAGGATTACCTACACGAGCAACACGATAGCCATCAAAGTTTAAGCTATCAGGAGCTAACGCAAAGTAAGCTGAACGGTTATTAGCTGCACCAGCAGTATCAGAGAATGCAAAGATACCTAAGTTAGCAGTAGCCGCATTTTGTGCTATAAAAGTACCACCTGCGTTTACGCCTAGTTGTTCATCAACAGCTACACCATATTGACCAGTAGCATAAATTGAAGCAGCAGAGTTAATCACTCTTACCTCTCCAAGAGCACCAGTTAATGCAACAGTTAAATCTTGTGAACCACCTTTGTAATGACTTGTTAAGGTTGCACCATTAGCATAATCTAAGCTTAGTGGATTACCGCTACCATCAGTGTAAACTTCACTTTCAACTAAAAGACCTCTTTGAGTATCTGTTAATGATGCAGTATCTACTGACTTCATTTTAACATGAGCAGCATACTCATAACCACCAACATGACCAGTTCCAGCCGTTACAGTTTTCTGGATAGATAAAGCACCAGTCATTACATCACCAGACTTCAATACTTTATTATCAATATCAGTTTCAACATCCGATGCAAGTTGTGTGCGACCAATGGAGTCATCTACAACCTTAACTGTACCATTTAGCTTTTCTATAGTAATACCATCTAGCATCCCTTCACGAATAAGGTCAGCTGATTCTGTATTATCTGTCTTATGAAGCTTACTTGCTACAGCGCTACCTGCTGGTAAATCTTCAATAGCTAATATGCCATCACCAGTTTCTACTTCTAATGTAGAACCATCACCAAAAGTAATAGTCTGGCTAGCATTAACTTTATAGAAGTCACCATTAAACATTATTGCATTTTCAAACAATACGTTATGGTTTGCATGGAAAGGGTCAATATGTACTATACGGCCTTCTGCATTTATATAACCTTTATAAAGGAAAGCTGAACTGATTGCATCAATCTGTACTTGTAAGTTATAGTCACCTTGCGCTCTAGCGTTTGCTTCAGTAGCTACTTTGGTATTAGTGTAAGCTTGCGCATCTGCTTGTGCTTTAGCTATAGAGCCTACAGTAGTAGCACTACCTTCAACTGTATCTAATCTGCTACTTAATAAACCTTCCGCAGAAGTAGCTCTACTGACTTCATTAGTTAAAGATAAGTTAGTAGAATCAATGTTATTCTGTAGAATATTATCTCTTTGTACACTAGCTGCTGTAACTGTTCCATCAGCATCTTGTCTTGCAACAATCTCATTATCAATTCTAGTATTGATTGCTGTATCGGCATCTGAACGAGTACTAGATTCAGTATTTAAGTTGCTTTCTTGTTGACCTAACTGAGTCTCAGTTGCACTAAATACTTGTTTAATACTGGCATTGTCAGGTAGTCTACCACCAAAAGTACCTAAGTTAGCACCACTCACACCAGATAGGTTATCTAATCTAGTAGTTACAGCGGCAGTGCCATCTGCTCCAGCTTCTTCTACTGCATTGATTAGTAATTCTAACTTTTCTAAAGCTGAGGCCGTATTAGCGCTAGGTGCAATAGTTGTAAAAGTAGCCCCATGAGGTAAAGTTTGTGCACCTAGCTTATTGCTAGCAGTACCTAAATCTACTTCATATTGTCCAGCATTGTAAGTTAAGAAACTTCCAGCACTAAACATGGCACGTATAGAACTTACATTGTAATCAGTTTGTAATCTAGTATAACCATCAACATCCTGACTTGCTGAACCTGTTTTAATCCAACTACGTTCTTGATTATCAACAGCTCCAGCTAGTATAACAACATCACCTTCCTGTTTGTCCTCTGTACTATGAGCTGCTAAGTAATCTGCTAATGTGGCGTGAGTAGTATCTACCTTTACATCAGTAATAAGCAGTTGTTTTACTTTTATCTTATAACCATCTTCAATAGCTAAGTAAGCAGCAGAAGAGGCTTCTATCTCCATATTATCTTGTTTACCACCCAAGAAACTTACCATAGAGTTAGAAGTAAAAGCAGTGTCATTGCTACTTTCGTTAGGAGAACTAACTAATTTAGCTTGTACAGCATCAGCTGAAATTTGTTCTGCTTGACTAAGCCTTACAGCTTGACTTGGTTGACTGGCATCATTTAGTAGTTCTAATGAATCTACCTCTTGAATCGGTTGGTTGTTTAAATCTAAACTTTGGAATACTTGTTTATTACTCATTAATTTTCCTTATAAAACTACATAGCCTGTCTGGTAAGTTCCAGCAAAACTAATTATTAATGTTCTTGTTTCTGCAATATACTTTTCTACAGGTACACATAAACTAAAATGTTGTGTAGGGATGTTTTCTACATTTACATCTATTTGTACATCACCATATGAGTCAGGTAATAGACCATTATTCATTAGTTGAAATTTATTAGCATTAATAACTTCACCTAACGTTGGTACACCTAAATCAGACAATACCCAAGAGTTAGTAGTTTTATCAAATACTACATACTTATTAGTTACGTCACCTTTAAAAGCCATTCTACTAGATTCATCACTCCATATATTTTGTTCATCTATACAGAATAATCCAGTAGTTGTATACGTCTCAGATTCTCCATTAATATTTACTACAATACTATGTCCATGTACATTTTCTTTATTAAGTAAATATACTTTAGAAACAAAAGTTTGCTCGTAGTTGACTTCTACTGAGTCTTTATTCACAAAGCTTACCAAGTTTCTTTCTGCTTTCTTGTGAAGGTCTATGGCTAATACCTTAATACCTTCATCAGTTTCTTTATGCTCCACTGCTGGATGGTCGCTGTAAACAAAAGCCTGAATTCCTTTAGTATCACTAGAAGTATCAGAATATTGTACAGCATCGCTATCACTAACTATAGCAACTCTAGTTAGCATACCGTCTGTTTGTGTATCCCATCCTTGATTAGTTCTAATTAAAGAACACGCAAAACTAGGATACAAAACCCTTTGAGCACCATTGGCTAAGGTGTAATATACTACAAACAAATGACTGTCATAGCTTTCACTAGCACTAATATGAAAAGTTTGACCTGTTTCAAAAGTGTTATGTGCTTCAAAGAAAATTTGCATTATCTGAGTTGCACCACTTTGAGTTATAGATATTTCTTTCCCAGCATAACTACTATCTACTGTAGGCATGCCATCTACGTTAACATCAAACTCTACTACACTAGTTTTACCTGACAAAGATATTTCTACATTTTCACCTAAGTCTCTTGACTCAAGGCCTTCACCTGTAATAATACTTGGGTTTTGTGTGCCATCTACTTCAACTTTATCTCTCTCGTCTAGCAAGAAAGACTTTTCAGCTAATCTAGCTCCTATGGAGTAATACATTTTACCTTCTGCATTACCATAGAAATCACCTGTTATCTTGAAAACATAGTTAGTGTTACCATCTAATACTACAGGTTTACCTAATTGAAGTTCATCAGAAGCTACATTAAAGAACTCTTCTTTCCAAATAGGATTAGGGTCATTCAACCTGTAAATTTCTGCTACACATTTTTCTTGAACTTCTGGTACTTTTACTTCAAAGGAATATAATATCTGGTCACCTAAAGAAGTAAATATAGCAAACTCAGGATTATTAATTAACGTGTCATGTACAGGTTGTATTGGTATTAATTGGTAATCTTGTTGTGCATAATGAAATGACCTAGATTGCCCAAACATATTTAGAGGTTGATTTATTAAAAGTTTATGAACATTGTGACTCATGTCATGAACTTCTACACCTTCCCCTACACCAGAAATTTTCTTTTGATCACCTAAGTTTAGTGAGGCAATACTAGTTATTAACTCAGCAGCCCTAAGCGACCCTTCTGTAACTACTGTACCATCTTCTTCAACTGTGAATGGTGAATCTTTTAATGACTCACCTGTTTCATCTGCTACAGGGATAGTATTTGGTGAAACATTACCAGATAATATATCTGGCGTAGGCATTTCCCAACCATAGTAATTGTCGCCTAGTACAGTCCAAACTTGGCCTTTAGTTCCTCCTTCAAATTCATAAGAGTCACCTTTGTTACCTTTTGGCCCTTTCTCTATTACTTCAATAAACTCAGTTTCATTTACTATAATATCTATCGTACCTGAAT